AATACTTCAATCATCGCGTCGCCATCCCTTTGGAATTCAGGAACTTTTCAAAATCGGCCATCGACATCTTGCCGCTCATTGCATCCTCTCCCACACGAATGGTTTCCGCGTCCAACGATGCCGAACCGCCGCCGCCCAAGGATGGATTGGGTTGTTCTTCCTTTTCCGGTTCTTCCATCGGCTGGATGGTGTCGTTCGATTGGCAGTTGCGCCACGCCAAATCGAGCGTGTCCATATTCACCGGGTGGCCCGCTTCGCGCAGGCGCATCACCTCTTTGGTTAGAATCTGCGCGTTTTCTCCGGTGGCGGGAAAGTCCGGATGCAGGTTGATGAAGTTGGCGGCCAGCGTTTGCTGTTCAAGCTGGGTCACGGTGTTACTCATGCGCCCGAAATATTCCGGCACCTGTTGGGGATCGGGAATGCCGAACCGCCAAGCGTCCAAATAATTTTGCGCGGCAATGGGGTCTTCGCCCACCAGTTGGTAATAGTGGTTGCGGTCGAATTTGCCGGTGTCCGGTGGATGCGCTTGCCGCTGCAAGTCCGCACGCATCTGATCGATCTGCCCTTGCATTTGCTCGCGGCTTTCCCGCTCCGCGCGCAACGCTGCCGCCGTGTCCTCTTTCATCTTGGCTACGGTTTTGAAAGCCTCTTCAATGTTTTCCGCTTTCACTACCGTGCCGTCTGCCAGTTTGTACTCAAACCCCGTTGGGGCTGGTGTAGTTGGTGTGCCGCCCATTTTGTTGCATCTCCCTGAATTCTTCTATGATCCGGTCACGTTCCCGCTGCATGGATTCCATCCAACCGAGAATGCCGTCTAGCATTTCTCGCTTGGCGTCCCAACGCACGGTGTGCGTGACTTGCCGCTGTGGTTCGTACTTGAATTTCGTTGCTTCCACTAATTCGCCGTTTACTTCCGCGCCCAGCTTTTTCAAAATCTTTTCCCACACCGGAGTGCCTTGTAAGCGGTCAAACTCTTCCGCCAGTTCGATCACGTCGCGCATCTGTTCGTAGGTGGGCCGGTTGTCGGGTTGCGGTGCCGGTGGCCGAATGAACGTGCGATACAAATCTTTGATGCGTTCCATCATTGCCCGCCTGCCGGTGCCGCCGGTTCTGGCGCGTTCTCAAATTCATTGGCTTGCAAAGCGTGGTCGGACGCGATCTGCCGCATGTGTTGCAGTTCCTTGTCGTCCAGTTCACTCATCTTGCCAACGTGCGAGAAAATCACTTGCAGCAAGGTGTTGAGCAGCTTGGTCTGCGATTGCTGCGAATGTTTCTGCTGGTCGTTTTGCAGCTCCGCTTGCTGCATCTGCATCTTGGCTTGCACATCGGGTGGCGGTTGCTGCGCCGCTTGAATCTGTTCGGGGGTCAGATCGATCCACAACGGATTGCGCGGGCGGTAACCCAACGCATCGAACAGCATGGTTTCAAAGGTCATCACCGAAATGGTTTTCTTTTGCTGTTGCCCCATGAGCTGCAAAAGTTCCGGGTTAAAAATTGTTTGCGCGATGGTCGGGAACAGTTGCAGGAAATTGCCGCGCGCTTGCATGCGCATTGATCCCCAACATTCACACCACACTCGCGCGTTCATAATCTCCACCACGTTTTTGTCTTTGTAGTCGGGGTGCAGTCTGATCCACGCGGCAGCTTGCTTTAGATCACCAAATTTCTTGTTTAGCCAAATGAAAGTATTCAGCAGCGGTTCAACCACTAAGTCTTCCGCGTTCTGGATGTAGTACGCGGCGCGGTCCTGGGTAGCACCCACCTGAGTATTGATTCCAGCCGCAGTACGATTTGCAGAATTTCCGCCAGAACTTGGCGATCCGAGTGCCGCAAGGTCAGACATGCCGGTGACTCGTTGCGTGCGCCGTTCGCTGGCTTCGACTTCGATGAACGCTTGCTGCGTAATGTTTTGGACTTCAAGCTGTTTGATGTCGCCTTCCGGCTGTTCCGTTTCAATCACCACCCCCGGACGCACTTTCAGTTGATACGGTGGAATGGTCACCCCGCGCCGCTTAATCATGGGCCGATGAATGGACAAGGCCAGCTCATCGATGCGCGAATTGATAACGCCTTGCTGCAAGCGTTGCTCGCCTTCCGCCACATCGGTCATGGCCAGCGCGTGCCAGCGGTCCAGCACATCGGCGTAATGCATGGAGAGAAAGTTGATCTTGCGATATTTGTTGGGTTCGTTGTACGCGATCCAATCCCGGTTGATGAGCCACACCTTGCGTTCGGGCCGCGTGTATTCGATCACTTCAATGCGCTTTTGCGCGGGATCGGAAGTGTAATCCTGCGAAGGGTTCCAGAGGTTGTAGCGGAAAAGTTCCGCTGAAAGTTTGGTCACATCCTGATTGGAGGTGGCTTTGGCCTTCGACATTTCGGTGAGCGTGGCGTCATTGGGAATCTTGAAACCGGGCTTGCCGCGCAACGCTTTCAGTTCTTCGGCGCGAAAATATTTGCGCAAAATGAAATAACCCGCTTTGTGAACTTGGGTTTGTTCGCAGTTGGGATCGACGTAGGAATCGACCATGGAGCGGTAAATCAGATAGGGCCGCCGCTTGGTTTCCCGCGTGACTTTGCGCTTGTAATCGAAATCCATTTCCGCAGGCATTTGCATCGGTCCCACTACCGGGTGATAGAACGGTTGGAAGCGTTTCACCCCTTGTGTCTCGCGGATTTCGACCGATTCGTCTTCGTAATCTTCCATGCCCCATTCCAGCAACCCGTTGCCGTAGATGAGGCTGGACTTGGCGCACAAACGAATCTGTTCGCGGTATTCCGATTCGCCCAACTGCGCCACAATCAGCTCTTTCCAGATCGGCGCGAAGTCCGGGTTATCGGAAAAAAACTCAAAAGTGTCGGGATCGCAAATCGCTTTCACAATCTTGGGCAGCATCGATTCCACTTGCTCAAAGCACACGTAAATGCCCAAGCTGCTGCGCGGCACCCGCGTACCGTCCCAATAGCGTTGCCCCGCCCAGGCCAGATACAGCTCCATGGCGTTGCGGTAGCGCCAATCGTGGGCATGGGTGCGATAGGATTCGGCATAGGCGAAGTCCGAGCGCACGATACTCAACGCCGTAGCATCAGACCAATCGCTGGTGATTTTTTCTTGCTGGGCTTGCGGCAGCGGTTCGGGAACCGGCGCAACGCCCATGTCGCCATAGGCCATTTACCGAATTCTCCTATAACTGCCGTCAATAGCTATGAACGTATACATTTAAAGCACACCCAGCGGTGCCAGCACTTCCTTTTGCATGTTTCCGTAAAGCCACTGTTCGCTGCCGTCCTCAGTGAAACCAATGAAACGGTCGCGCGGTTTTTCCATGCCAAACATTTGTTGGGGATCGATGTACGGCGATGCCACCACGTCATCGGTGACGCCACCCTCTTGGTTTTGCATGGCGTCGGCTAGGGTGTCCAAGATGTCGTCATGCACACCGGCAGACTGCGAAGGGAACTGCATAATTTCTAGGATCAATTCGGTTTTGCAGCCCAGGTCATCGGCAAAGCGGATGATCCCGGCTTTAAACCACGGTTGCAGTCCCTTGATGCGCTGTTGCTTACTAACGTGGGTGTCCCGCCGGATCGGCACCATGCAAGGAAAACGCTGCCGCTTGGATGCTTCGCGTTGCAGGAACGGCAGCAACACCCGCGCGTGCGCGTCTTTTTCAATTTTGAAATCCACCAACATGGGATAGCGATTGTGAATGTCGAAGATGTGCCAAATCACATCATGGGGCGAAAAGCGGCCACGGCGAATGTCGGGCACGTACATCCTGCCGTCGCGGTCGAAACCATGCACGGTGAGCACGGTGTAGTCGTTGTAATTGCGCGCCGGTTCTAAGCCGTGCAAATCAATGGTGCAGTGCAGCCGCAGCATCGGCATGATTTGCCCCATCGCTTGGCGCGGCATGAATACGATGTCTTTCGGATCGCACAAGCCACCTTCCGGCGGAATGGGCCGGTTGCGGTACTGGCAAGAAAAAATGTATGGGCCTACTTCTTTTTCGATTCGCCTAAGTTCGGTGACCGGAAACCTTGCTGGCCAGACGGTATCTTCGCCAGCTCGCGGTCGGATGACGGTTCGGTAGCTCCCGGCATCGAGTAAACGTCCATATAAATCCCCGAAGTCATATCGAGTTCCCTCCACGTCCATCCATCCGTTGTGCGGAGGAACTTCTGATCTTTCGAGAAGTGGATTGAGGTAGCCGTAGTGGGAGATAACATCAGCAATCTGGCTAGGAGTTTTGACGTTCTCTTTATCAACCAAATCCGAAGACTTGATAACCTCATAGTGCGCACCGGCAATGACCTT